CGGACAGAAGATAAGACGCTTGCTTGTCGTTTGCGGCTCCTACGTCATTCTGAGCGGACTGGCTCCTATTCTCATAAAGATTTTCCAACCCCAAAAGGAACGAAGCCACGCCCAAAGCGTCCAGAGCGTCAAATTGCCTGCCGTCCATTACAACTTAATGACTTTCAGCGCCACATTATTGATAGTCGCCGCTGTGCCACCCAGAACGAGTGTAAGAGTAGAGCCGCCAGAGCAACCGCAAGACTGCCGGACAAGTGCAGTGATAGGGAGTGCAACCGTTCCTGCTGCTGCCGCCGTTGCAGACGCTACCGCCCCCGGAACCGCCATACCGTCACGGAGCAGTGTTACCGTTACAGTGCCGGCCGCCGCTGCTGTGGCTGTAATGGACGCGTCCACGTCATAATATCCCTCTCTGTCAATCACAATGCCGTTTCCGTTCAGATTTACGCCACACCCGAAACGCCGGATAATGGAGCCAAGAGAAAGAACGCTCCCAATCTGCAATGCTTGTGCGCCTGTGTTGGCTGTGTATATTGCCGCTTTACAACTCATAATATTTTCCTCCATTTCTGCAAAATAAAAACTACTGCCGATTTACTGACAGTAGTTTCTGGGTTTTATTAAAATTCAACTATGGACTTTTTGTTTATAAGCGTTTGTGCAATGCACCTTGTCATATGTGTCATAATTTCCGCTTGTGAATGTTCCTGCCTCGCATATTCCATTGCAGATAGAAGGCTATATTTAAAACCAGTGCTATTCATGTATTGACAGATGAAAGCATAATTTTCATCAGTGGTCAGACGGTGCATTTCATGTTTTTCTGTAAATCTTCTTTTTACAGCCGGGTCAACATCATCAATCAGATTTGTTGCCGCTAGTATTACATGGTCGTTTGTAACTGCGTCTAAAAGCTGTAATAGGCATGTTGTACTTCTTGATACTTCTGCCGACGCTCCACCATCAGAATACTTTCTATTTCCTGCCATACAGTCAATTTCATCAAGCATTATTACGCATTTTTGCTGATTGATATAATTAAACAATGCAGTCAAATTCTTTGCGGTTCCTCCAAGTAAGCTGTCTAACATTTTGGAAAAGTTCACATACAGATAAGGCATTTCAAGTTTGTATGCGACATATTTTGAAAATGCTGTCTTTCCAACTCCGCTTTCTCCGTATAACAAAGTAGCATTCAGATATGGTATCTGTTTTTCCATAAGCTGTAAGGCAACATCGTTCATATCTCGTATCAGTTCAAACAGTTTCTTTTCGTCCTCCGTCAGATAATACCTATTTTCTATGTATGTCATAGATACATCTTCCATTGTGGCAAATTTTGACACGTTAGGCGGCAATTCAATCATATTTAAGCCGCCAGTAGTGAGCAACTGCTTATACCTTGATACATAATACTTGTTTTTCTGTGTGGTATCTTCCACACAACAGCTAAGCGCATACTGTTTGGCTTTTGATAGGTCATTTTCTGCCACATACCGCACAAGCGACAACATATTATTTGTCATTCCCATAATTACATTCCCTCCTTGTAATTCCCTATTTACAATGTGAGGAAATGGCTAGGGATTGCCACTTGTCGCCACCGGTTGGCTATCCTCACAATGATATTTTACCATGAGGGAATAAATCAGTTGTACCATTCTAAAGCCCACAAACTACTGCCAGTATTCGGTTTTCAATGTACAATAAAAACGGGGCAACCGATTTTTCAGCCACCCCGCCTTTCTCCCCGGTCAGTGTGACCAATGATTAGATGTTGCCGTTTCCGCAACAGCCACCGCATCCGCCGCAGTTATTCCAGTTTCCGAAAAACGGATTTGCCGGAACTGCACCGTATACCGTACCAGGCTGGAATCTCGGAACGCCACAGAACTGAGACTGAATATAATTCCTCATATTCTCGTCACGCAAATTGCGGTTTTCCTGGTTGCACAGCCAGTCAAGAACTTTCTGTGTCCCTCTCTCCTGTGCCTGGATAATCTCGCTGGTGTTCTGTGCTGCCAGATAGCGGTTCTCAAGGATTGCCTTTTCGATACCGCAGCAACAAGCCGCCAACTGCTGTTCCAGGCTGTTAAAGTTCCGCAGGGTTTCATAACCCAGATTGCAAATCGCATTGTCTGTCTGGCGTGCGATTGCCGCCTGCTGGTCGCTCAAACGACCCACAGCGTTCTCCAGGTTGTTGAAATTCATGGCATTGCACAGCCCTGCTTCTGTCACAGCCTGTCCCCTGCCGTTGGTCCCCCACAGACCGCCGTTGGTCATCATGGGCAGTAACAGCAATGCGAAGATCCAGAAGAATCCTCCGTCTGCGCCAAACATGCCATTGCCATAACCGCAGTTACGGTTTGCGGCATTGTCACCGACTGCATAACCTACTGCAAAATCATTAGAGCTATCCATAGCTTCTCCTTTCTACCCCATAGCTTTTAGGGGTTAGTGGCGCACTTTCGATTTGTGCGTCAGTTTATTCTTAACACCGTCTTTGGTGGTGTTAGCGTAATTCTTTTAAAATATCCTCTGGATTTACTCCGTTTTTCTTACATTCCTCATAAAAAACTTGTCGAGGATCCCGTCCGCCCACCATCTGCATTACAGAATTAAGTCCAGGGTTCTGTTGTGCCGCCATCATGAGAGCCTGCTGCGGGTTCTTAACCCCATTCAGCATACCCATCATCTTTTTGGCAGACTGCGCTGCCTGTTTAATCATTTCCATATTCCCCATATGCGCCATTGCCGGATTGCCCCCTTGGGATCCGCCCATCATTCCCATTAAAGGATTAGCCATTGTCCTCTACCCCCTTATTTGCCTTTGTAGGCTGTTTTTTCTGTGTATTGGTAAGTTGTTCAAGCTGCGCCTTTAAAGCGTCAAATTCGTCACGCTGGACGTACTGAGACAGGTCTATTTGTGGTTGTACTGCCTGTTCTGGCTGAATTTCCTGCACCTCCGCAAACTGAAATATACGGAAAGTGGAGCTTCCCACATTATCCACGGATTTTACATAAAAATAAGGCTCATTATTATCCATCATCCAGGCAGTTTGTCCCGGCTGCACAATCTGATTCTTTGCCCCATCAACGCCGGAAACATATATCCAGTTTACATTTTGGCTAGATGTCTGCGATTGCTGTGTTCCCTGTGCGCTCTGCCGTCCCCAGCTACCTCCCTGCTGTTGGTCGTAGAAACTCTGCATGATATTAGCTTTTCTCTGCGCATACTCCTGATCGAGCTGCGCCATCTGCTGATTCAGCATGGAATTGTTCGGATACATCTTTCTCCTCCATTGACTTAATTGCATCCTCTATCATCATCCCGTCACTCGCGCTTTGGTAAGACGGGGTATAGTTCCAAAGATTAAAAAGCATTTGTATGCCTCCTACGCCTATATTTTCGCATACAAAAAAGAGACTTACCATGTCAGATAAGCCTCTAAATCTTTTCAAAAGTCTCTCATAAAACCGTCAAATTTGCTCCATTATCTTCCGAAGCATCTTTTTACTGATTCGTCCTATGGTGGATTCACTGCAGTGCATAAGTTCGGCGCATTCCTCCAAAGAATATTCCTGGTTCCTCAAATCAAAAAGTTGTTCTTCTCTTGGAGTGAAATTGCATTCTCTCCTGAAATATTCTCTTTTCTCTCTGCTGAAATCCGGGATAATGTTTCGTGCCATTCCTTACTTCTTCCTTTTCGCCGTTCCTCTCTTCTTGCCGCTCTTCTTACTTCTGCTCTTGGTCACCTTGGTCTTTGCCACTTTCCAAAATCTCCTCTATCTTGATTATGTCCTCAGGCGTCAGATCTGACGATATGACATTTCCCTGACTGTCCATAAGAGTGTATACCCCGGTCTGCTCCACTGTTGCCGTAAAATCATACTGGTACAGGTAAATCAGGAATCCGGCCACAATAGCTATTACAGACGCAAACCAAAGCCATGCAACAGTTATCAGCGCTTTATGCGATCTTTCCGCCTGAATCTTCATTTCTTGAAGCAATTCGTTTGCAATGTTCAATACTTCATCTTTCTTTTCTTCGTTTCCCATGGTTTTCCCCTCCGGTATGTATTTTCCCATATTATACCAACTTGAGATAGGTTTTTCAATCACTTATCCATGATACGCCCCTGGTAATGGTTACCATGCAATAATCATTAATTGACTCGAACCACTTTGATCATTAACAAATCCAGACCATTTGCCGTTATATGTGAATAAAATTCCTATTGTCTGAAACAATCTATTGTATTCTTCATATCTGAAATACTCATACCATACGAGAACATCAACGTCGTCCTCCGGCAACCGCTCACTGCATGGAATCTAACCGCCGATTTTTGGTTGATCATATATTTCTCCGAGCCATTCTTCATCGTATATAGCGCTGCCTCCATTGTATTCACAATCATACATATTTATCCCGTCAAATTTAAAGGCTCTTGTAATTTTAACAACACTTCCTTTAGGAATAATTTTACCAAAACCATTATCCCAATTATCCGCAGTGACTACTTTATCACCAACCGAATATTTTTCATTCATCATCACTACCTCCTCACTCAATTTTACAACAGATTTGGACGGAGGTTGTACCAACTTAATCAAAAAAGCCGCCAGTATTTAGCTGGCGGCTGATTGCGGATTTTATAAACCTCTTATTGATTCAGATATACATCCTTCTGTTTCGCATTTCACCGATACAGAATTTCCATATCTCTTATAAACACATTCTTTCCCCTGTTAAAGCAATCCCTCTCTTATGCCATTGCAAATCATACTTAAAGATTCTGCATACCCTCCAACTGCTCTCTTATCTTCTTCCGAAGCATCAGACGCAATGAACTTAATTACTTCTTCTTCTAATTCCAGATACTCCTTATTCGTCATTTTACCATGCGTCATCCTATATATCAGTTTTTCCGCTTCTGTCTCTGGGTTCTCCCATTTTTTTCGCAACTTTTTACAGAACATAGCAAACTCATGAATATCAGTGTTTTCATTAATTTCGCTTACATTATTAATTTCTCCCATCCCCTCCTCCTTTTAATTCTTCAATAAACCGCATCGTCTCATTATAATCCTCAAAAGATACTCTCATTGTATGAAGGCTTTCATCAATCTTATCTTCAAGCCACTGATATCGCAATGGAAGAGGAATACTAAATAATTCTTTTGCAAATTCCATGTCAGTTCCATACTTAAATTTATTATTCAAAATTTGCAATGTGGTTACTTTATCCTGATAAACTGCCACCGAAGCTATTTTTTTCTCTAAACAAATTTGTCGTTTTAAAAATTCAACAGAAGCTTCTTCAATATATTGATTTTGTACATATGTATTTGAGTCAAAATGACTTATAGAACACGAATGGAGCATTTCATGCCATATAGTTCCATCATCTACCGTATCACTTAATACAATATCACAGCTCCATCTTTTTTCACCCAGTATGCCCTTATCTGCAAGTGAATTATCAATAATAATTTTCCCGCTCCACTTTGATGGATTCACTGCAAAGTTTCCAATCTGGGACTTTATATCCTCCGCTGCCCTTTGCAGCTCTTCCCTGCTCCTGATATTATTATAACTGCCTTTTCCTTCCTGGGCAACCGGTTTTGAGACATTGTTTTCTTCAATATCGGCTGTTTTATTATCCCCCTGCAATTCCATATGGCTATTTGCATATCTTTTCGCCCCGGCATTACTCCGCTTTGCCTGCTCCCTGCCAAAATCAGCCAGTTTCGTCCGCCCATATTGCGGCGTAAGGTTATGCTCTTTGGCAAAGTCATTATACTTTTTATTTTCCCTAGTAAGTTCATAGGCCAGTTTGTCATACTCCGGCTGCAGGCGTTCCAGTTCTTCCCTGGATGACCCCTGCATCAACTGCTCTTTTGCCGCCAGCTGCCGCTTTATTGCCCGGATATTGCGTTCGATCGCCCGGAGCCGCTGGGAGTCCTTATACTTCTGCTTTGATTCTTCGCTGTCTATCAGGTTTCCGGCGCCATCTATCAGATTCCCGTCCTTGTCCCGCCATGGGTTGCCTATGCGTTCATCATAAGGCCCGAAGGAATGGCGGCAATTATATCCGTCCAGGCCCTCTCCTGTACCATAGCCGGTTGTTTCCCGAAAATCAGGATATTTCCTGGTGTTCGGAGAGCCGCCGGCCCTTTCGCCGCTGCTTTCAATCTTATACCTTACCTCCGTGAACTCTGCCAGGTCCGCATCCGTTATGTAGAATACTCTCCCCTGCCAGGACATGTGATTAGCCGGTTCGTCTTTGTCCGTGAATCTGGCCCCTGTGTGCGCCGATGTGATGATAAGGTTCGTCCCAGCCTCTTTGATAAATTCCATGGTCACCTGGCCAGCCATCTGCGCCATGCTTGTCCGGATACAGCACATCACCGCCGCTTCCAGTGTCCTGCGGGTGTTCGTCTTCGGATAGTCCACATATATCCCGCGGTGGGCATACCGGTCAAGAATATCGCTTATGGCAGCGGAATAACTCTGTACTCCGGCAGCCACCCGCATGTCCGCCTCGCTCAGCATATTCATCAGGTCAACATTGCTCTGGTCCATGGTAGTCCTGGTCAGGTTCTGCAGTTCCCCCTGGCTCCGCTTGTACTGTGCGTCCATAATTCGGATTACAGCGGGGTTTTTGAGTGGGTCTGATAGATTTATGCCTATCTCCCGAAAAGGAGCCGCATCGATCTCCCACGATGTCAGGACAGCATCCTGAAGGATTGC